GCCACGTGTCGCCCTCATCGTCTGACGAGAACCATTCCTTCATGCCCGTTGCCGGGTCATAGCTCAGAAGCTTCTCGTCAGCCATGTTATCGAACCTGCCCGTTGTCGCGCAGGGTCTTCGCGGTGTCCTTGTCGACCTTCATCGACTGACCCCGGCCGATGGTGCGCCCGTCGCCCACGTGGACGGCGGCGGGGAGGTCGTCTGCGCCGGTGACTTCCACCATGTCGGACTCATCACGGGTAACGCGCGACTCGCGCCCCTTGTCGTCCGTCTCCACCACCAGATCGGCGTCCGGGTTGGACCGCTGACCATGCGGGTTCGGGTTGGCGTCGGTGGGCGACAGCGGATGCTCAACGACGGTTTCGCCGGCCACGTAGTCCGCCACATCGCGCGTCTCCTCCGTCTCGATCCCCAATGCCGCCGCCATCTTGCCGGCCTCGGACGGACTGGCATACTGGTCGGCGGGCTTCACCGGTTCACCGAGCGGATTGGCCGGGGGAAGATCGCGCACGCCGGGCGCAACGTCACCGGATTCCTTCGTCTCCGGCAAATCCTTGCCCTGCGTGTTGGTTTCGAGGACGGTGTTGTCGTCGCTCTGCGTGGTATCCTTGCGGGGTCGTCCCATGTCATTCACTCCTAAAAGCGGCCCGCCCCATTAACGCGGGACGGGCCTTACAGGGTTCAGGTGAGGTCCGCGATCACCGCGTTGCCCGCATCGTTGCGGCATACCAGAGTTTCCTCAGAGTACATCGCGTCACGATCGGCAAGGCCCGTCACCGCCAGCTTGCGCTTCTGGAGCGGGTCCAGCGTGCGGATCGCCCACAGTTCAGGATCGATGATGAGCGCATCACGGCTGGAGCAGAAGCGATCCGGCACGAACTGGAGTTCGCCCACGTCCGACACGTACACATCCGCACCCGCCACGATGGTCAGGCGCTTGTTGCCCGTCTCGCGACGCTGCTGCGCCAGACCCGAGAAGGTCGCCGCCACCTGCTTCTGCGCAAGCGACGTGATGACGAGCGTGGGCTCGCCGCCAGCGTTCCAGGCCGACGCAATCGCCGCCTTCAGCAGCGCCTCGGTATAGGCCCGCTGCGAGCCGTTCGCGGCAGGTGCGTTCGGATAGCCCTGTGTGGTGCCCGACAGCGTAGGATTGACGCCACCAGCGCCGCGGCTGGCATTGGTGCGGATGAACGCCAGAGCGCCCGCTGCTTCACCTGCAACGGTCGAGGACGGCGGCACGGCTGCGAAATTGCCGGTGTACCGGGCCTCACGGTCGCGCTTCCATTCCTTGCCCGCCTTGGCGATCTGATAGGCGTGTTCGTTGGCGCGGCCCGCGGCCTTCACCGCCTGCTGCGTGGTCGAAGTGCCGACGACCTTGGTGAAAATCTGAGTGTAGTTGCCCAGACGAGTCGTTGCCGGACGGTTCTCGTTGCTCAGGTCATCGCCCTGCACCGCCTTGTTCTGCGGATTGGCCGACACCAGCGCATCCGTCTGCCACTCGGTGTAAACCGCTTCAGCTTTCTCGCGACCGATCGCGGTCACAAACGGCGTCTCGGTGGGGCTGATGTTGCTGATGAGGTCGGAAAGGTCCTCGCGGTTGCCCACTCGGCTCATGGTCTGGATGGTATTCGATGGAACTGCCATTGTTCTGATCCACTTGGGGAGGGCCTACTGTCATCACGACGTTGGCGCAGTAGGCCGTTACAAACCTAAGCGAGCAATCGCGGCAGCGGCGTCCTTCACGTCGCCACTCTGCCTCAATCGATCGCGCGACTCACGATAACCCCGACCTTCCGCGCTGCTGGGCTGGGCTGCGTTGGGCTTGGTGGTCTTCGTCTTCTTGCCGTCTCGCACGCGCTGCATGTTACGGGCCGTGGCGGCATCGTATTTTTCCGCCTTATCCCGCAACGTCGCGATTTCACGAAGTGCCTTCAGTTCCCCCGCCGACGCATGGCCGATCTGGGACATATCCAGCCCAAGTTTCTTGCCTTCACCGATCGCCTTGCTGAAGAACTCCTCCCTCGTCGCCTCGTTGGCCACTTCGGGAATCGCCATCAGTTCGCGGTCGCGCTGGGCAATCTCCGCTTCGCTCATCGCGGTTTCGGCTTCTCCGCCGAGAGACTGCACCTGCTGCATGAACTCGTCATGCTGGGCCTTTGCAGCCTGATACTGCGCCTGCTGGGCAATGAAAGCCTGCGGGTTGGTATACGCCAGTTCGGGATCGGGCGCCGTGGGGGCAAGATTGTCCCCAAACGCCTTCAACTGCTGGGCATACTTCGCCTTGGCTTCTGCGTCGGCACGGGCTGCGCTGGCTTCCGCCGTACGCTGGGCTTCCGCTGCCTTCGTGGTCGCGGTCTGGACCTGTACGGCGCGGCGCGCCTCTAGGTCTGCGACGTACTGCTGCGCCTCTTTGGGAAGCGCCGCGAACTTCGCCTTTTCCTCCGCCGTCAGGCTGACGGGTGCGTCGATGGCCGTTTCCGGTTCGTCGTCTCCGTCATCCTGTTCTTCGCCGTCGTCGGCTTGATCGTTATCGTCCTCGCCGTCGTCGTCCGAATCTTCATCACCTTCCGGTTCTGCGTTGTCCGCGAACTCGTCAAGGTTCAAACCGCTGATAGCGGTAGCCGCGCTTTCGAGATCATCCCCGAGATCGCCGGCTTCTGCATTATCTGCCAGATGGGCCAACAGTGTTCTCCTATGCCCCGTGGGGCGGCTAATTACCGATAACGTCCCACACTAGTGACGCGCTCGGTATGTTCCTTCTCTTTAGCACGAATATGGCCAGTATCAATGACCGCACGCACCTTGCCTTCGATTTCCCGCGCGATCTTATCCGCCATGCCAAGCGCCAGCAACTTGTCGCGCTCGCTTGGGTTCAACTGGCCCACCTTGGCGAAGTAATCGGCGCGCAGCGAAGCTATCATATCGTACAGCCCGCCTTCTTCTTCAGCAAAAGCCTGCCACCGCTGTCCACGGGCAATGGCGTCTGCGCCATTGTTGACGCGGGCGTAAGGACGGGGGGCGTCTGTACGGATGTAGCCGAAGCGGGCTAGGAGTCGGTCAAGCCAAGTCATCGGCAATTTCTTCTGCGCTGGTGTTCAGCGCCTGATCAATTGCAGACCGAAGTGCCGATAGTTCATTTCGCGACATTTCGCATATACCTACGTCGAACGTATCCAGCGAAAACCTATCACTCCCTAAGATAGCAACAGTGGCTTTGTTGCCCGCATCATAAACAATCATTTGCTCAAATCCCCACCTTCGCGGTTCCGTCCAATGCTCGCATCTGTATCAGCTTTCTTGCTGATGGCATACGCCTTCACCTCGGCTTCCTTGTCGGTGCGATAAATGGCTAGCGCGGCTTCGTCATCAGCACGTTCGCGGGCAAGCTGTGCATCAAGGCGGGCTTGCTCCCGCTTCTGCTCCATCTCAAGTGCATGACGCTCGCGTAGAGCCTCAATATTAGCAGAAGCTTCATCACGCTTTAGCTGAAGCGTGGCATCGGCCTTGCGCTGCTCAAACTGGAATGCACGCTCCTCCCTGTCTTGTTCTGCCTGCATTGCAAGCATCTCAGGATCGGGCTGTTCTTGTTCCGGCTGTTCCCCCGGAGCCAAAGGCGCATCGGGATCGGTCCAGAAGTCATCTCCCTGACCGATCCCCAGATCGCGCACCAGCCCATCCACGGCATGGAACAGATGCTTGGGCTTCACCTGCCCATTCGCAAAGCCCTCCGCAAGGATCGGCGCCAGCGCCATGCGGGCCTGCACCCGTTTGTCCTTGCTGCCGGTGCCAAGCCCCACCCGGATCGCAAGGTTCACATCCTCAGGCCATTGCGTCGGGTCAACCTCCCGATATTGCCCGTCCACCTTGATCTTGAACGGCTCGCCCTCGCGCCGCATCAGCCGGTATTTCTTCGCCATCAACCGACTAAAAGCCTCCGCAAAGTTGCGGGCGATGAACTCCTCCTGCTGCTGGCCCTGCGCCTGCATCATGGCCGTGCCCGTCGCGGTCTTGTTGAGCGCGTCGGCGTCCAGCCCCTGGTTCAAGCGCGTAATGCCCGTGCGGCTCTCGCGCTCGCCCGTCATCCACTCCATGACGGTCAGCGACTTGCCCACGTCGAAATTGGTCTGATACGGCACCACCGCGCCAACGTCAGACACCCTGATCGGCGCGCCAGCAATGGGCGACAACAGGTCGTCGATGGTGTTCTCGGACATGCCCCGCTCGGACACCACCGGCCGCGGCAGGTTCGCCTGATACATCCCGTCGAACAGCTGCCGCGCCACGGTGGAACGGGCAAGCTGGATGTCCATCACCTTGTCAGCCAGCGAATAGCCGATCATGCGGTTGGGACGCGGGAATGGGCAGAACACCGAGAACGGCTGTTCGTCCACCGTCTCCACCGCCAGTTCACCATCTGCCCACCGTAGAATGTCGTTTTCGACCCGGAATATCTTCACCCGTTCTGCAATGCCGTCGCCGTCCAGATCGATGCGCGCATATTCCTCGCGCAACTCCACCATCTGGAGCGCAGGCGTGCTTTCCGGGTCAGGCTCCCACTGCGTATCGGTGTCGCCGCGCTCGTACGGCATCCCGGTATAAACTGGCAGCGCGTAGACCTGCTCACGATCGAACCCCATGTCCACCAGATCGGAACGAGTCTTGGCCGCGACATGGGCGAGATAGTCGGATTCGTCCTCGTGCCGGGCACGTGCCGAATAGCGGAATTCTTCCGCCGGGATGGTCTGGTCAACGAAGCGCTTCTTCGTCACCTCCGCCTTCAACGACAACGTGTAGGTGCCGTCATCGTTCGGCTGCGCGTCCTCTACCTCGCCCTCAAAACCCTCCAGTTCCACCGGATCGGCAATGGTGACGCGCTCCCGCATCACCTTTTCCTCCGTCACCATCGTGGTCTTGGTGACGCCGTACTTCTCCAGCAGACCGCACGTCAGCCAATCGTGCAGCACGCGGTATCCATCCTGATCGCGCATGAAGCTGTAGCCGATCGCGGACGTGGCCTCATCGGCGAGTTCCTCGTCCGCTTTGTCCGTCGCCTCGAACTCCACGACACGATCGCCACTGACGAACGTACGCAGGACGCTAGTGACCATATAATCGATGGTTTCTTGCGCATCCGGCAGGATGATCTGCGAACGCCCCTCTACCTCATTCCCAAAAAGGCGCGCTTCGTAGTAGCTCCGGGCGACTTCCTGAAACGGCCGCACCCGATCCCATTCGGAATCCGCGCTCTCCGCTTCCCGGCGCAGTGCATCGACGAGTTCGTCCAGGTCGATGCCCTGCTTGGCTTCCATTTCATCGGGATCATGCAGGGCCATCAAACAACTCCACGCCGCAACTTGCTTAGATCGAGCGTAACAGCTTTCCGTGGTTCTTCATAGGCCACGCAGCCGGTCCCGAACGCATCGGCGCTGTGCGAGGACCAGTCATGGTTCGGCCCCAGCCCGATACCGCGGTCATCATCGCGCTTCTCATGATACCAGCCGAGTGCCTTCAGGCCAGCGGCGCACTTCGTCTCGTCGAACCGCATCCGCGGAAACAACTGCCGGGCACGCTCCACCCGCTGCATTGCTGCGCCCTTGCCCTGGTTCGCCACCACCTCCACGCCGTAGCCCGCATCCTCCAGCGCCTTGCGATAGGACGTGTCGAATACCTTGTCCTGCGTATCACCGTCGTGCGGCAGCCATATCTTGCAGCGATCCGGACTGTATCCCTGCGCCCGCATCCAATTCAGATGCGCCGACACCGGCTGCCCCTGCTGCTCATAATGATTGATCCAGCGTATCTCCGTGCCGACGAACTGGCCCGCCCAGAACACGAAGTTATCCGCCTTGGCACCCGTGCCACCGATGTCCGCGAACAGCCGCACGATGAGATTGGGTTCCTCCGCCACCATGGCGATACGGCCATCCTCCCGCGCTTTGGTCAAGTGCGGCGCGAAATAGGCGCCCTCGACCACGCGGATGAAATCGCCTTCCCAGATATGATCGTAGAGGTGGGGGCGTTCTTCCTTGTCCCGCAGGCGCACGCGATCGAGGATATCGGGGAACCAGGGGTTGTCACGAAAATTCAGTTCAACGATCTTCACCCGGTCACCGGTCGCCTGCCAGAACCGCTTGTTGGTAGCGCTTTCCTCGCGCTCAGGGTTCCACGTGATCCACAGTTCCGAGTCTTCCTCGCGCAACGTCGGTATCAGCTTTGTCCATGCCTCATCAGTGACCGTTTCGGCCTCATCGACCCAACACAACAGGATGCGTGCCTTTGACTTCACACTGTCGATATTGCGATCAAGCCCGGTGAAGCTGTACGTGACCCGCCCGTCCGCAGTGCGGATGTACTTCTCGCCAATATCGAAATACGGCAGCAGCCAGTCCGTCTCACGGATCGCGGCTTTGATTTCCTCCAACGAAGAATCCGCCAGCGAGTTCATGAAGACACGACCACAGAGGATGATGCCTTCACGACCGGCCTGCGACCACATCAATGCCCGTACAGCCGTCATCTTGGCGAAAGTACGTGTCTTGCCACTACCGCGACCACCCCAAGCGCCCCGCACGTCGGCAATGCCGTCGAATACAGGAACTAGCTTGGCTGGCATATCAATGCCCACGGTTGTCATAGAGGCGACACAGGCACCAACTCAATCCTGCTAATAAGCACGGGACCGCCCTCCTCTCCGGTTATTTCCTTGGGCATCAACGATGCAATAACCTTCAAGTATTGGTCGGGCTTTTCTTCGCGGACCTGTTCAACGGCGGCAATGCCATGCTTGTTGAAGTCATCGAACATTGCCTGTAAGAACGCCTCACCCAGTTTTGCACGCGCTCCTTTAGGGCGACCTCCGCCGATATTGCCCGATACAAATCGGCCCTTGCTATCTTGTGCTGGTTTTGGCGTCTCCTGGTCCATTACTTAAAGATAGCCCTAACGATCACCCGTGCCAAGTCCCTACCGATGCCCCATCCGAGACCGCGTGTGAAATGGTGGAAGATGGTCATGATGCCAGCGCATTCATCAGAAAAATTGGCCCTGAAAATATAGCGAGCATCCATGCGACCAATGGATTTGAAGGCCAATACCATTTTCTGCTGGGATCGGGAAATTTGTGATCAGCCACTACCAAGGCCAATATGCCACTAGAAATCCATAATCCCATAAGAATCAGAAATTCCATCACATCCCCCCCATGCGAGCGAGTAGCGCCGTCAAACCGCTTTCGATATTGCGCAAGGCAAGCGTCAGCATACCGCTCACAATCAGCCAGCTTGCCGCCCACAGAACCTGCAACGGCCACCCATGCTCTCAACCAAACCTCGCCATCCACCAGCCCATCATCCGCGCTCGGGTTGTGTTCCATCAATTTTCTCCCTCATCATCACCCGCGGCGTTGGCTATTGCCGCGCCCATGAAAGCGAACGCCAGCACCATAACATACGGCACAGCAGCATTGATGAAATTGACAACCACCTCATGCTGTTGCGACGTCAACCACGACAACGCAATGAAGAAAAGCGGGATGACCGCGCCTATCATGGCGCCGATAACGGCCCTCACTTCGCCTCCCCCCGCTCAAGGGCGCGGCCGCGTTTCAGCAGCTTAAAAGCGCGTGTGGTATCAAGGTCGCCCTGCCATTCGGGATCATTGATGTAATACCGCGCTTCCATGATCTTCCGCGCCTCCACCAAATCCGGGTCCACCGGCTCGGGCAGGAGTGCGCGGGCATCACGTTTGATAGCAAGATACTCATCAACCGGAATGTCTGTAGCCGCAATCCTCTGCACAAGCGATTCTAGGACCTCTAAACGCTCCAAGGCCTCATTTGCTGTTTTCATCTCAATCATCCCTTCCTCTTAAACCGCTTTTTCGCCATCTTCTCTACCTCTTTGCGACGTAGAAATGATGCGTACTCAGGGTCTACATGTTCCCTAGTTTCGTCCAGTTCGGCAGGAATAAGCGGCCTGGAGCCGGATAGGTAATCGACTGGTTGCCGCTCAACCAATTCCAGATGCGACAACCGCCTCTCGACCTCTTTGCGCTTCATGAGATCAAGCCGAACCGCGCTCGACAGGTTTTCACCTAATTCCTCAAGTTCGTCGTCGTCCCAATTCAGAACCCGCAAAATCCTGTAGTATTTACGCGCCAACACAATTTTCAGGTATGCTGCCCTTTCCGGCACATTGAATAGCAGCTTAGCCCCTAGCAATGTGTTGCACTCTGTGCAGGCTGTAACCAGCCAATCTCCGCCGTAACGGCGCTTTGTGCGAAGGTATGACGTTGGGATCACATGATCCCTACACAGGTCATATTTGACTCCGCAATAAACACAGCCGTTGCGCCATAGCTGATTTGGCGATAGGGAATCGTACGTCATTGGCGGCTATCTCCCCGCTGATGATAGGCGGAACGTCGAGGCGACTTCCACGAAGCCTCCGTTCCGCCGCCATCATACCGAAATCACCGCAATTTGCAAATCTCCTGCGTCAGGCACCGGGTTGAGCATCCTGGTATTTTGCTCCCCGGTGCCGTTGGGGTTATTTCTGGTTCAAAGCCCGCCAAGCGATGGCAGCAGCATCTGACGGATCGCTGAAAGGCTGCATCTCGGCAATCTTGTTCAGCGCCTCTTCGTACCGCGCCATCTTCTCCGCCTTGCGGGTGCGGTATGCGCGGGCGTGTTCTGCCATGGTTTTCATGCTGCGTTTCCCCATTGCTCGGCCATCGCATCGGCGATGCCCTGATAGGTCCGGCTGCGTTCCTTCCACCGATTAGGCCCCGGAGGCATCTTATGGATGCGGTCTGAACGCCCCTCGACAATGTTGGTCGGCACCAGTTTGGGTAGCCCTTTCAGCCACAGGCACGTTGCCTTCGTTTCGCCATGCCCAAACTGCCACGGCTGGATGATCTGATCGGGCTTGCGGATTTTGCTGCTGATAACGCTGATGGGGTTTTCCAAGGCGATGCGGGGAATGGGGGCATGAAGCAGCGCCTGCACGAATTCCAGTGCGCGTTGTTGTCTGCCATCTGCGATCTTTTCTGCAAAATGGCGGGCACCGCTGACGGCCAGATCGGTGCATGGCGGATGGGCGATCATCAGGTCCCAATTCATGTGTGTATGGTTGAGGAACTCAATAACATCACCTTCATGATGCCACCTACGATCACCTTCGGAAGGTAGTATGTCGCATGACCATGCATTATGGCCTTTAGAGCGAAAAGCATCCCGCACAGTAGCTGAATACTCGCATGCAATAAGAACATTCATAGCGGCTTAATCCCAACCCAAATTCCATTTTTCCAGTTTACGCAATTTAATTTACCGGGGCACGGCAAAACATAACCGCATTTATGCTCACATGGTTTATCCCGCACCGTGGCGGAATATTCGCAGGCCACCAGAACCCTCATGAAATCTTTTCCCATTCTGCGCGACCGCAATCGGTCAGATTGGAACGGCTGAGCGCCAGTCGGGCCATTGCCTTGCGGGCGCTGGCCTTGGTGCCCGCGCGGTCCATTTCAGCAATAATCGACCTTACCGCAACTCCATCCATCGTCCGTGTCATCTAGTATCTCCTTCCCCACCTTCCTGACGCCATATCGCCATCACGTCAACCCCCTTTCCTCATCCCCGCCCGCCGTCTGGCCTGTGCGCTCAAGCCCTCCCCAACCACTGCCCCACATAAAACATCACCCACTCGACTGGGATGCCATGCTTGACCGCAAGCGCCTGCGGATTGGCCAACCCCGCCCGCAATGCAGCCTCCGGGGCTTTCTGCATATCGAGCAGGAACGGGGTCAGGCCGGTTTCCATTAGAACGGCACGTCGTCGTCAAGAACATCCTGGCGGGGTGCGTTTGATCGCTGCGTCTGTTGGCTGGCCTTATCGCCGCCCTGACCACCATTCGGCCCATCCAGCATCGTCAGCACGCTATTGAACCCCTGCAACACTATCTCGGTGCTGTACTTGTCCTGCCCCTGCTGGTCCTGCCATTTCCTGGTCTGAAGCGCGCCCTCGATATAAACCTTGCTACCCTTGCGCAGATATTTTTCCGCGACGTTGGCCAGCCCCTCGTTGAACACCGACACCGAATGCCACTCGGTCTTCTCCTTGCGCTCGCCTGTCGCCTTGTCCTTCCAGCTTTCCGACGTGGCGATACGGAGATTCACGACCTTACCCCCGTTCTGAAACGCCTTGCTCTCCGGATCGCGTCCGAGATTGCCGATCAGGATTACCTTGTTCACCGAACTTGCCATTTTGTCTTCTCCATTATGAAATCAATCTCTGGTCATCCGGCCCGGACAGGTGGACACCCCTTATAGAGGGGTGTCCGCCCCTGTCCGCCTGTCCGGATTTTGGCGGACACCCTGTCCGGACACCCTGTCCGGACATGTCCGGACTTATTTTATCCGCCATACGTAATCCTCGTAAACGCCAACAATTCCAAGCGCTTGCAGCTTGGTCTTGTAACGCCTGAACATCCGGTCTGCCGTGTCCGCCGCCTTGTCCGGGTCATGCAGCGCCGCACCTGTCCGGGAAGCCCATTCGGAAACCCTGCAAACGCGCGTCTCAAACCCGAATGTGAGAGCCTTTTCAGGGATGCCATGGCCGCGCTCGCTGCCGGTTTCGGCGAGCGCCTGACACAGCATTTCGAACGCGATACGCTGCCCATCGGACAGCCTGTCCGCCCGGTTGTCCGCGCCGATTTTCATGTCGTTTTGCACGACGACGCACGATGTTACAGGACGGCCTTTTTCGTCCTGACCTAGTTCGATGACCTTCAAATCGAACACGACAGGCGGTGCCGGCTCTGCGTCTTTTTGCTTGGTCACCTTGGCCTGCTTAGGGCCGCCCTTGTCCTCCACAAGGATGATGGTGTCACAGGCACCCCAGAGCGAACCATGGCCACGTGGCGTCTCGTTCGTGCTATCCTTGGGGCGGTGATGAATAACCATTGTGGTGCAAGTGAAAGCGCGCTGTAAACGTCCTACGTTATTGACATAGGATACCATGTCAGACCCGATTTCATCGCCGCCGCCGAACGTCCGGGACAACGTGTCTACCACGATCATACCAACCGTCAGGCCGTACCGAACCGCCGCTTGCTCAATCGTGGCAATAAGGACGTTCAGATCGCCGTCAGCGGCTAATAGGTTGACCTCCACCGGGATGAGGGCGAACGGCAGTTCATCGACGCCGTAATGCTGGCGGAAAGCCGCCACACGCTGGCGTAGGCCCCGCTGCCCCTCTGCGCCGATATAGATAACCAATCCCTGCTCTACGTCGCGTTCCCGCCAAGGCCGGCCACCAGCAACGTGCATAGCCATGTCGAGCGCGAAGAAACTCTTGCCGCAGCCGGGGTGGCCGTAAACGAGGCATAGACCCTCGCTGGGTATCAGTTCCTCCACCAGCCAATTCGCCTCTAGCTGCGCGTCGATCTGATCGAACCACTCTAGCGGGAGCAATGGCTTATCGCTGGTGACAGCGGCGGCGACCTCATCGGGCGCGACCAGCATTTCATAATCTGGTTCGTCCGTCTGCTGCGCCCATTCCGGGAAATCCTGATAGCCTGGGTCTTGGTCGTCGCCCCGAAAATTGCCTTGCACGACATTTGAGCCGCGTTGCTCGCGGCCTAGTGTGCGGTATGCCTCCTTATGGTCACCCTTGTGCTTGTAATGAACGTATAGGTCATAGGCATCGCCGAAGCAGCCTGACCGGCATTTATGCCCCAGCCCTGATGCCGTATCGCTTTCCGATAGGCTAACCCATTTGCCCTCAATGACGCGGGTGGCGTATGTCTCGCCGGCCTGCTGTGGCGAACGCCAGTCTTCAGGATGACGCGGACTTTGCTCATAGTCGCAAAGGGTCAGCATTGTCTCAACGCTTGTCGTGGCGTTGAATTGCTCGATGATGTTGCCACCATCTTGACGAGTCTTTGCGGCGTAGTTCGCTGCTGCTGCTTTCCGCAATACCTCGCGTTCGCGATCGTCAGCTAACCGACGCTGCCGCAGCGATGCGATACCGCCAGCGACAATACCACGCGCAATATCAAGCCCCGCTGCATCCAGACCGCTGTTGGCGGTCTGATAATAGATGGGGGTGCCGTCATGGTCACGAAGCGGCGTGCCGTCCTTATACGCCATCGGCACGTTCGGCAGGTAAATGGGCTGGCCAGCGCGAGACATGGCGCGGTCAACCTCGATACCTTGACTTTCCATGAAAACGAACAGTGCAGTCTGCGCATCATACCACTGTTCGAACTGGCAAGGCGATGACAGCGGGAAGACCACACGCCAGCGCCGGTCGCCGTCGCGGGAGTGTGCGCTGGAATACACCAGCCACGCCGCATCCTCCGAAAATGATTTCGCAGCCGAAATTACGGCATTGATGCTTAGGTCGCCCTTATCGATATCACCGATAAGCGTCACAAATGAACCATCACGACGCTGTGCCTCATGCGACCGGGCATCATACGAGCAATAGCTGGACGCCAAAAAGGCATTACCGGCCATCTTAGATTTAATCTGCGGCTCCGCGGTAAACACGTCCGCCAGTGTGATCGTTCGGTAGTCCTCGCCAGTGTCGATGTTGCTGTCATGCTGACCGGCAAAAACGGTGACGCGGTGTGTATTCCAGACCTGTGCTGCCTGTGGCATTGTCAACTGTTTCATGCGTTTTCCAGCTTGCGCGTAGCGATCTGGGAGAACGTCTCAGCGCATGATAGCAGACCGCTTTCATACATGGTGAGGATCATTGATTTCTGATCGGACGGCGTATCTGCCATCTCGACGCAGCGCAGCAAAACCGCCTTCACAGAATCCCGAAAGGGTTGCGGCAGGCGGTTTTCGGGCGTATAATTATTCATGTCAGAGGCTCCGTTTCAGCCGATGATAGGGCGGGCGAGTGCTTGCTACACTCCCCGCCCGCCCATCATATCAAATCCTGCTCGACATGCAACCTAGCGCTCACAGCAGCGCATACTGCATCCCCAGCGCGGACAGGTACGTCTCCAGAATGGCCTGCTCCTCCTGCACGGCTTCCTGGCGTTTCTTGCGAATAGCGACGATCTTGCGGATGGCCTTGGGATCATATCCCCGCCCCTTCGCCTCGCCCATCACATCCTTGATATCATCCGCAATCCCAGCCTTCTCGCTTTCAAGGCGTTCGACGCGCTCAATCAGCAAGCGCAGTTCCTCGGCGGCGATGTTAGCAACGTTGCTCATTTACGGTCTCCATGATTGATAGTGCGTAGAGGCGCCCCAACCGACTGCATCCAGTCATAGGCGGCGTAAGGGTCGAAGAAACAAGCAACCGGGTAGCCCATGTCGTGCATTCGGTTGCCCCATTCGATCTGCGGCTTGGACAGCTTGCCGGGTCGCCCGTTGCTGTCATAGCCTTTCATTTCCGGCGAACAGAAGCCGCGGTTCCACCATGCCTGAAGGTCGAACACCCCGGCCATGATGCCTTCCTTTTTCGCGTGCGCCGGGTTGCGTTTACCGGCGTTCGGGATCGCAAAGAACAGGATCGATGGCCCGCCGATATGTACTAAACTGCGCAGCGTGGCTTGCCGGTCGATCTCGCTCCAATCCCTGCGGCCATCCGGAGGTTCGACCGGAAAGCGCGGCACCGGGTTGAGCGGATCGTCCATGTCTGCGAAGTCGTCCAGTGCGGTCATGACGATACACCGAATAGGTTGCCCTGACGCTGCGCATCCTCGATGCGGCGACAGGCTATGTCAAAGTAATCCGCGTTTTGTTCGATACCGACGAAAGAACGATCAGCCATCACAGCGGCGACGCCAGTAGTGCCAGAGCCCATGAACGGGTCAATGATCGTCTCCCCCCGGCAAGTGAAGTCCGCGATCAATTCCGACATCAGCCGCCGGGGCTTCTCGGTGGGATGGATGCCTTGCCGTTCGGAGTTGTTGACGCAGTGCGTGTAGACACCGCGCTTGCCGCCGGCATTCCACCGCGCGAATCCGTCACCAGCCCATGCGCAGACGAAATTCTCCGCTCCCTGCGCCGGCCCTTGACCATTGAGTTGCGGCGTGGAGTCTGGCTTCACCCAGACACAGGCTCGCTTGTATCTGAGGGGGGAGGCGTTGATGCTGTCCGCCCATGCCCGCACGCCTTCAGGGGTGCAGAATGCGATGAACCAGCCCATCGAAGCGGCGCCGACGATCCGCACAACATCATCGCGGATGGCGTCAATCGGGGCAAAGTCCAAGCCCTTAAGTTCGGCGACGCCGTCGTTCCGATGCTTGCGGCCCTTCTTGCTATTCTTCGCGGCGTGGGTCAGCGATTCATAGGGCGGGTCAAAGATCGCGTGATCGAACCGACCGAGCGCCGGCAGCACCTGAAGGCAATCTCCCAGATAGAGCGTCGCCGCCCCGATTACCTCTTTGCGCTGGTACGGAAGAGTCTCCATCACAGCGCATTCCGCGGCAAGGTCAGAGAGTACCACTGGTCATGGCGATCAGTGACCCAATACACTTGACTCATCCACGCCAGTTGTCCGGTATCCACGCGCACCGGCCACCACGCGAACATCGGCACTGCGGCAACGAAGCCGTCAAAATCCTCGGCACGGTATTCCATCACAAAGCCTCCCTACGTTTAGCCAGCGCATCACCGATCGCGGCAATGTCCTTGGCCTTAGTGACACCCTTCATCTGGGCAATAGTCTGCGCCGTCGTACTGCCCACCGCATTGGCGCTGGCGAACCACACGAAGTTGATCGCCTCGGCCAGCTTCTCGGCTTGCGTGCGGCTTTTGGGTCCGTAGCTTCTCATATCGTTACCTTCGCCCGCTTGCACTCAGCCTCAACCTTGTGCATCCACGCCCTGGGAATGCCCCGCGACCGCCAGTTATGCACCGCGTTGTAGCTAAGGCCGCAAAGCTGGGCGACCTTTGCGGTGCCGCCCAACGCTTCAATGATCTGGGGAGGGGTCATTCGGTGCCGCCCAGATCAGCTACGGTGGTCAGTTCGGGCGGCGGCGATAGTGATAGCTTACGCGCGTCCAGCTCACCCTTCAGCGCCCGCTTGTGCGGTGCCACGTCCGCACGCGCCCACACAGCCGCCAGCGCATCCATATCGACGGCATTGGCGATCAAATCGCGCGCATCGTCCACGGACAGCACGTCAACTGGTGCGGCCGGGCGTTGCACCTGAAGCGGCTGCACCGTGTGAACCTTGCGGTTCTTCTTGTTCTCCGCCAGCGCCATAACAAGCGGCGCATCCAAGCCTGACATATGCGAGATACGGATGCCGCCGGTCGCGACACCGCCCCACTTGACGGACGGGTCACGATAGAGCGTCATCTTGTTACCAGCATACTTGCTGGCGTCCGGCCCCCAGCCAGCGACCATCAGGCGCGCGGTTGTCTTGCAGGGGCGGAAAACCTTGTCGGTTTCCTCTAGCGCGACCGAGATAGGCTGTTCCTGCCCGCCGCGGATGGTGACGTCCTTGACGGTGACGGTGATGGTGCGGCCAACCAAATCCTCCGCGTTGATCTGGTCGGACTTGGGGGCAATTGCGTCTAACATATTCACGAGTATTTCTCCTTGAGTGCTTGCTGGCGTGCGGTTTCCGTTTCCGCACCCATTGATTGAAGTTCCATGTCGATTGCGTTGAGCGCGGCGACACGGAAGGAGCCGGTAAGCATGTGCGCTTGTGCGTGCAGTCCACGTAAACGGAATATCTGCCACGCCCGTTTGCGCGCCTTTATCTGTTCCTCGCTAGGAGGCTTGGCCGGCGGCTTGCGCATCAGAACATCTCCTGTTCAACGCGGCGCTTCGTCGGCACAAACCGCGCCGCCGCTTCCTTATAAATCTTCAGCTTCTCGGCCAAGCGCGCTTCGAACCCGCCCGCGATATTCACGATCGCCTCGTGAACCGCTGCATCCGGATAGACGCGGTGTACGTACATCGGCATTCCACCGCTGTAGGACACGTAATCGATCCACTGGCGCTCGCTTACCAACAACCCGGTCTGCAACTGCATCGCATGTTCGGGCGGGGTGCCACCCTCCACCAGCGTTTGCATTTGCAGCTTCTGGCGCCGGCTCTTTGCCTCGATCGCGCCATCGTCACCGACAAGTCCATCCGGCGAGTAGCCAAGCGTGAAGCCCCAGCGGTTATTCGTCATGAACGCGGTATCGGTCGTGACTGGCGCGTAATGCTCGGCATAGGTAAGCCGGGCATACACCTCGTCTTCATGGCCGCGCAGCATGTCGTCGCCAATATAATGCGGCTCGACGTGCTGCGTGACGCGCTGTGCCAGCAGTTCGTAGAGGTGTGCGCGTTCCTTGTCGTTGCTTGCCGCCTTCATCGTCTTTTCAGTGACGATCAGCTTCATCTCTGAAGCCGTCAGCAGGCCACACCGCGCTTGCAGCCACTGCTCGCTGCCCTGTTCGTATTCGGCATGGCAGACGATGTGTGGCTTGCCTGGGGGGCTGAAGGTGGTGAAGGCGGTCATGCCCGTGCCGCCTCAATTGCTTCATTCAGAGCATCCCGCATCTCTGACAAAGCCAAAGGAGCATCGGCGTCGCGATCTGGCACAAAGTCACCAGCGATTGCGATTATGCGGGTCAGCAGGCTGTGGAACTGCTGCCGATCATGTGCCGCCTCGCGCTCGGCCGCGTCGATCCGGCTGGCGATATTGAACGCCAGATTGTCCTTGAGGTAATCCTGCGTCGTTTCGAGCAGACCGCTGTAAACCTCGTCCACCGCCTTCTTGAGCAGCGGCTGTACCGCTTTTTCGATAGCGTCGGTAACGTCGCTGGCAACGTCTTCCCACGGCTGGTTAATGATCGGCGCGCTCATGCCTCCACCTCCCCAGCCCAATGTGCTTCCATCTGCGCTTTCACCCGCGCATCATGCGCCACGAACAGCGCGTCAATGCGCGCCTGACCCTCTGCACGCGCTGCATCGAACGGCGCCGGATCGCGCCAATACGCCTCAATTTCGCTAAAATCTGTGCCCATCTCATATCTCCAAATGAGAAGGCCACCATACCCCATTTGGGGAGCGCGTCAACAAAGAAAAGCCGCACTAGCCCGTATCCCGGTGCTGGTGCGGCCTTTTGTAGAGGAGGAGGTTAGGCGGATTTGGTCTATGCGGCGGGAGTTGTGACTTTCCCCATCGGCCCGCACAGATCGGCTATCAGAGGGGTGGAAGGGGCAGGATCGTATCCGAGCAAGGAGATGCGCCGACCGCGGAGGACGGGCGTGTTCCTTTCGAGATTCACGGCCATGGCGATGTGATCGATGCAGCGCTCTGTCATGCCGCTTGCTCCACGCATGATGGCTGCCGCTTATCCACAGGCTCACCAAAGTGGCGCAGTGCAGCGCGCCAGTCGGTGAAATGCTCGTTACAGTGAAAGCACCGCCAGCCAGTCGGCGTTGGATCGCCTATATAGCTTTCGCGCCCATCTGCGGGGAGCCACGACACCCCGCCCACCGCAAAGGCCGGACTAGACCGATAGGTCATGGCAGGCTCCGATGCTTAATCGCAGCCCAGCGCGCCTTTTCAGCTTCGGTGCGGCGATACAGGATGGGCCGCGACGGCCACAGATCGCCAGCCTCCTCGATCCACCAGTTGCCGGTAGGCCATTCGCCATCGTAGCGACATGAGTGGATGCCGGAACTGCCTGCCTCAATCACGTCGAATAGGCTGCCATCCTTTGGGCAATAGATGGCATCGTTCCAATCCAGTTCCTTTAGGCGCTGGTAAGCCGCGAACAATGCCTTCAAGGCGTCGCGCTCGGTCGGCATGTCTGCTGCTCGCTTCGCCTGCTCGGCATCGGCCTGCGCGATAAGGGCTCCAGCCTCGTCTTTGCGGACGGGCGTGTGCGAACCATCAGCCCATGTGGCGTGTCCGACGATCGGGTTTTCTTGCTTGCTCACGCCACTCCCCCCTGTGCGATGGTGTTGAGGTGGGCAGGAACCACCCTCCGCCACTCCCCAGCATCCCACCCCAGCGACTTGGCCTTTTCGACCAAGCCGGCATCGGCCAGAACCTCGCGCCCGCAACGCCAATAGTTGCTGCCGCCAAAGCGTCCATCAGCATCGCACCGATAGACGGGCCGGGTGCGCTGGAGGTATTTCGCCGCCAGTGCCGCGCTCTTGTCCTCCACACCGATGCGAAGCGCGGTAGGCTCCCGCTCCGGCACGCGGCGTGCCGAAATGTCCAGTTCGCGGCGCCACCGACGGATGGTGTTCACGCCGCAACTGAAGCGTGCCCGCAGCACGCGCTCCGACAGTTGCGCAACGTCCGCAAAGTTTTCGGGAACAGGCCGCGGTGTGCGCGACCGCTTCAAACCGAGCTTGTGGCATATCTTGGACACGTTCTGCACAGCGATGCCATAATGGCCTGCCAGTTCCTCGCGGGTCATGATCTGCCAGTTGGCGGCGAAGTCGTCGGGGATGGTCACAGTTCGTCCTCTCGTCCATAGATGGTTGTGTTGACGGCCACCGCACCGACAGCGGCCGGGTTCTCGTCTGCAATCTCTGCGGCCCAGCGGTTCAGGTCATCTTGGTAGATCGGCGTGTCGGGGTGCAGGGCGGCGATGCGCGCGATGAATGCCTGATAGCAGCCTAGATAAGGCGATTGCAGCTCCTCGCGTACCTTGTACGTCGCTGGCACGCCGCAGTGTTCGCAGGGGATTGGGGGGATTTGACCAAACAGGGTCACAACACCTCCACATGGAGGGCGGGGGTGTTGCGGGCAACGGGACCACTAAGGCGAGGCAAGGGCTTGCCCTTTGTCTGCGCCAGCAGGTCCAGGCTCTTCCAGTGGATGCGCGGCACGCCGTACTTCCGCCAGTTCTGCCAGCCTCGCTTGCTAAGGTTGTAATGGCCACGGATAAGCGTTTCGCCTACCGCATCGATCGCCGCAGCGTGTGGGTGCTTGTCAGTCATGGCGGCTATATGCGCTATGGAAAATATGCGCGTCAAGCGCATAATGTGCGTTGACAGCGCACAAACTGCGCTTCATAACCCACCCCATAGCCGCACCGAAGCGGCGTGGAGATATAAACATGAAACCCGAGGGATTCATCGTGGAGTATTACACCTACACCGATGGATGGCGTCAGTGCCGTTCTGGTCATATGTGGAAGACCGAGAAGGGGGCGAAGTCATATCGCCGAAAATGGGCAGATGAGCAAAAACGCGAATACGCTTGGGAGCCGCCAACGCGCGTCGCGCCGCTGATCCGCGAAGGTCATGCGCTGGTGTCCGCATGACCCCCCTAGCAACCCAAATCGCCGCCCTCCCCACCATCCAGCAGATCGAGATCATGCAGGAGGTGGCGGCAGGGAAGGCGTGGGGCGCCCTGTCGTACGTTCTTACCGACCATCTCGACGACACCCTTGACGCACTCCACCGCGACGCCATCGACCAAGCCGCCGCCGAGAACGACGCGCTGCATGGACCGGAAGTGTCGATGTTGGAGCCGGCGTGGGTTTCGCCTTGTGGTATGGGGGTGGGTTACTGATGGCGCGCTATGCAAATCGCCGGGCTGCCGAACAGATGGATCGTGATGGCATTCGAACGCTGCCACGGTGGACTAAGCCGCGCCATATCGGCTGTGCATCCTTCCAACAGCCTATCGACAATGGATTTTGCACACGTCCCGGCTGCCGAACTAAGGCGCGCTATTCTACGCCACTTGGCAACTGCTGCTACGATCATGCCTGCGAACAGCGTTCAGACAGGAGTATGTGATGGAACCCCGTATCCACCGCAGCAACATGCCCGTATATCTGAGAGAGGATATCGAACCGATGCAACCCTACCGCCGCCATGCGCGGACCATTTCGAACGTCATCACCAAGAGCGCGCTTGTCGGCGCGGCACTGGTGGTGGTCGCTATGCTTGCCCCCATCATCGCAGGTCACTTCGCATGACCGCGCCTCATACCGTAGCCAAGCATACAATAGCCGTCCCGGAGAATTTGCTGCCCGAGCTACACAGGCTGTACCGCGGTCTGGAGATGTCCGCGGGCATCATGCGCGACCCCGCCCGCACCGGCAGATGGGCAGGCGCGGAGAAGACTGCTGCTGCCTTCGCTCGATATGCCGCCACGGCGCAAAGCCTCCATGCCCTCGTGGCAGCATCCGCCGCCCGTCAGTCCAATGACATGGAAGGGGAGGCGAGCAATGTCGGATGATGTGACGCTACTGCCGTGCCCGTTTTGTGGAAAAGAGCCGATGCTACATCGGCTTGCGAACATGTCTTCGCTGCATAAGGTTTCGTGCAAGTTCTGCGATGCCGGGCCGCACAGTAGCTTGTCCCGAGAAGCTGCCATCACCGCCTGGAACACCCGCACCCCATCGCCAGATAGCGGTGAGAGGATGCGGGAGGCGCTGCGGACTGCGACAGGACTAGCGAGTGGTCCAAATGGCGCTGGTCGTATGAAGGTCGTGGTCGACGGATTAGAGCCGGGCGAGGAGCACAAGCTGCACTATCTGCTGTCCGCCGCCCTACAGGAGTCGGCACGATGACCCCCGCAACGGACGCCGTAAGGGAGGCGCTGATCGCCCGCCTTGGTGTGAAGCACTGCTACCTTGCACCGAGCGATGTCGCAGAAGCACGGCGACTGCTCGCCCTCACCGAAGCGGCCAGCCAGCCGCGCGAGGGGAATGGGTTGGCGTGGCGGCTTGATCGCATCCGCGAGGATGGTGGACCGCTGACGGCCTCCGACAAGGGCATCCTGCGAGAGGCCGCCGCAGCCCTCACCCAGCGACCGCCCGAACAGGCGGGGGCGGTGCCGGCGGGGGCAACCGCGCTGGTCTATTGCGTGATGGCCGACACGCACAGCGAACTCACTGGCAGTCAATGGCTGGTCGGCACCTTCCCGACCGCCGACGAAGCGAGCGCAGCCGCGATTGCCGAGCGTGAAGCCAAGCCGGGCTGCGAAACTACGATTTACATGGGGTCGATTGCCCTCTCCGCCGCCCCGACGCCACCGGATGCGGGGCCGGGGGAGATACCCGCCGAGATGGTGGATGCGACGATGCTTGGCGAGGTCATGCAGGACGCTTGGGGCGAAATCTGCGACGATGCAGGCTCTCACCCGTCCGACATGAGGCACGGGCGCGGGACCGTGCTTTTCTACTCGCCGGGGCACTGGACTGACCTGATCGCGCTTCGCCTGTCCGAGCGCCTCACCCCCAAGGCACCCCCACAGACGCCACCGGATGTGGGGATCGGCAGCGATGGGGCGGGGGAGCGGGTCACGCAGTTGGTCGCCGCTGTCGAGGCTGGCGATTTTGACGCCTTGGACAAAGCTGCTGACCAATGGGCGGAAAGTGCCGGCGTTCAGAGGATGATGAATGCTATCGCGTCAGTCTTCGAGAAGCATGCGTCACAGGGCATCATGGACCGCTTTCGTGAGAAGTTGGCAGCGCAGATGCACCTCGCCTTCGTCGAAGGTGCCGCGCAAGGCGTGTTGCAAATCAAGCCAGCCCTCGCCACCCAGCCCGGCGATGGAGGGCGGGCGTGAGGAGAGGGAAGAAGCCTGCGGGCTCGTACAAGCGTCGCATGGAAAGCAGCGATGCCCTGTGGATGATCTGGTCGAATAAGTGGAACTGCTGGTATCGCGCCAATAGCCAAGGGTACACAGCGGACCCGCTACAGGCCGGGCTTTTCACACGCGACGAGGCATCGACCCACTACGAGCCGGAGCGCCCAAAGTCGCATCGGACGACCGAGCCATTCCCGATATCTGCGGTCCGCGCCGAAGCCAGCCGCATGGTCGCAGAAGCAAAGGCCGATCTGGTCGCGGCGGAGCAGCGGCTGGCTCTGATCTGCCGCCGTGGTGCCGCCCACATCCAAGGAAATACCCATGACTGAGGCGATGGTGGACGACGCGCTGGTGGAGAAAGTGGCGCGGGCGATGGTAGCATGGCGCTATCCCAGGCTGACCGATGCCGAGCGCGATGAAATGTGGGACGCTTGGGTGGGCGACGCTCAATCCGCCATCGCCATCGCTTATCCCGCAGGCGTGGCAGCCGGGCGGGAGGAGGCGGCGAAGGTGGTCGAGACGTGGGATAAGATCGGATGGTCGCGCATGGACCTGATCGACCTGCGTATTCACCTTGCCACCGCCATCCGCCAGAGGGGGAAATGATGGGTGACAAACAACACAAATCTATGGAAGGAATATCACATGAAGAAGATCATTACCTTGGCGCTGCTGCTGACGCCGATCACCGCCGAAGCGGCCAAGCCGAAGCTGCCGATCGGACCGATGCACTGCACTCCTCGCGGCTGCACTGAAACAATCCGGCCGTGGTGACCCGCCCCCTGAATAATCCCCCACGGATGGGGGAGGGGCCGGAGCAGGGCATGGTCGAGATGATGGCACGTGACCAAGCGAAGATGCGCAAGGCGGGTGGCCAGCTTGCTGAGGCGGCTATCCGGGTGATCCACGATTACGACGGCCTGCACCGTCTGAGCCTAGCCGTCGCTGCTTGGGCGGAATGCATCGCCAGCGAAGGTGATCGGGATGCCCGCCACTCTATCCCTGACCCCCTCCATCCTCCTGTGTGAGAGATAGACGATGACGAAAGCTACCGAGATATTCTTCGTCACATGGCCAGACGGCAAAGTGATGGAGCGGACGCAGACCAGCGTGGCAGAGCGGCACGCCATCGCAAACGCCATCCGGTCATTCTTGCCTGTCGAATGGTTTCCCGGCGTCGACTTCGCTGGTTACTCCTTTGGTGCGTCTGGCGAATTGTGGCGCGCAATGCAGAAGGCCGGCTTCAAATGCCAGTCCGTCGCATTGCCGAAGGAGGTGGCAGATGGCGTCTCCTACTGACCGCATGACCCAGCCCCCCGACGACGCCGCGCTGGTGGCGGACAATTACTGCCGACACTGCAAAGGCACAGGAAGAAGCAGAAACCCCTATGACTGGGAATGTTACGCCTGTGGCGGGTCTGGCGTCCTGTGGTTCAATTATGACGAACCGTCCCGCGCCGCCCTTGAGCCATCGGATAAGGGGGTGGGGAGGTGACACCGGAAGCGATAGCGAGGGAAGCAGGGGAAACGCATCGCTCGGCTATGATTGCCCGGCAGCGCGCGTGGTGGATCGGCTTTGTTGCGCTCTGTCTCGCCCCGTTCGCCATGATAGGCGATGCCCCATGGCTAAGCGTGGTCTGCTTCAGCATCTCCATGGGCGCGATATTCCGCATCACAGCTATGCAGGCTCGCATGGATCGCGCAAAAGCCACGCTGGCTTTTCTCGCTGCCGACACCCCCGCCTGACCCCTTCGTGCTTTCGCGGATCAATGCGGGGCGGTCACCACCCCCCGCAGCTTAGGCGTCTCCGCGATCAGCTGGCCCGCATACTCCCGCAGCCCCCAAGCACCATACTGGCTGATCGGTCCCGTGGCGGCGTAGAGCGTCAGCAGATCGGTCTTGCTCGCCATGTCCGCGATGAAAGCGCGATAGATCGGTTCCATCAGCGGTGACCGCTGCATCAGCGTGACGAGCGGCAGGCGGTCCGGCCCGACGACGTGCTGCCCCGCCTCGTAGGCAATAAACCGCTTCCCATACTTCTTCGCGATGGCGGCGTTCTGCGTGACCGGACCCGACACGACGCCCTTCGCATAGCCGGCGAGCGTCGCCATCAGCTTGGCCACGTCCGTCTCGGTCGGATTGGCGTCGAAGAACCCATGGCCGAAGTAAGGGGCGGTCGCCAGCGCGTCGACGTTCGCCGCGAGGCTGGGGAAAGCCAGCACGACCTCCGCAGTCCACGGATTATCATTCTGGGTCGCGGCCACCCGCACCAGCTGGCCCGGTCGATCGGCGAAGACCTCCGCCCATATCTTCATGACCTGGATAGTCTTCTGCGCATAGCGGTGCAGACCGGCCTGGAAGGGTGTGTCGGCCAGTTTCGCGGCAACGCCTTCGTCGCGTGCCTGTTGTGCCGCACCGAACTGCCAGTTCCAGACCTCGTTCGCGACTTCCACATAGACCTGCCGCCCGGGCGGGATGCCAGCCTTCACCAGCGTGGCCGCGCGGCGGTGATAGTCATCGTCTGCATTCCACGGCAGCGTCAGCCATGGTGAGGCGCCGATCGCATTGGCCAGCCCGATCTGATACTCCAGCGCGGTCCCATCGCTGCCGCCGGTGGCATTGACCCCGGCTGTGCCGCGCGTCGCCCAGGTGACCGACTTCGGATTGCCGTTGGCGGTCGTCCAGTCGAGGAAGCGCAGCACGCCGTAGGGCTTGAGGTAGTCCAGCAGCTGCGTCGAGAAGACGCCCTTCTCGTCCGGCTCGCGGCAGTCGATATCGCGGATCGGATCGCTGGCGTCGGTGGCGCCGAGATTGACCGTCACCGTCTGCATCGGGGCCTTGGTCTTCGGCCATTCGAAGGTGATCGTGCCAGCACCGCTGCTGACGATCCGGCCGGCGCTGGCGATCGATACCGATCCCTTGCCGGCCCAAGTGCAGCGGGTCGTCGGGCCTTCACCACGGAAGGCGGCAGCGGGCGGGGTCAGGAAGGCGAGCAGGCCGCGACCCGGCTCGATCGCCATCGGCGTGCCATTGCGTAGCCGGTCTGCCGCAACGTAGCCCCAGCCACCAGCAGGGTCGCGCCATTCGAGGACGGTTGCCTGATTTGCGAAGGTCTGTTCTGCGGACCAATAAGCGATACCCGCGACGTTGATGCCCAGCTTCATACGCGGTATCAGCGTGGCGGCGCGATCGAGACGCGCCTGCTTGGCGCCTGCCGCCACGGCTTCAGCTTTGGCGAAACAATCGGCACCCGTCTTCAGCTTGTCGGCATCACTGGCCTGCGCCTTGGGGATTGCCACCGTGCCGCAGCCGGTGATGGATTGGGCTGTGGCGGGGGTTGACCAAGCAGCGAGAAGCGCGGCAACGAATAGGTAACGCATGGGGCGATCCTTAAACCGAAGGGCCAGTGGTCTTGTAGGGATGGTCGCTCGCCAGATTGGCGCGAAGGCCCCACTTCAGCGCCGCATAGCCCTCGTATTTCTGACGATCGGCCGTCGACAACACGCCCGTGCAAACGACGATCTCCTGAATGACGCTGTTCCAGAAGCCAACCGTCCGCAGGTCCATGCCGATGAAACCGGCACTGCCGTTCGTGTTCTTGCTACCGGGGTTCGGCCCACTCCCACCGGTCAGGCCGTCGTTGTACATCCTCGTTGCCGTCGTGCTGGCCGTGTATGCGAGGATTTGGGTGGTGCTGGGGAAGGCGGCGGTGCCAAGCGCGGCGCCAGCCGTGTACAGGTCACCGATGGCCGGGTTGGGGGAAGTGCCGTCCTCGCCGATCTTGATCCATTGACCATTAGCGGCCGTACCCCAGGTAACGATCGCCATATCGCCCGCAGTGGCGCCAGCGCGGGCGACGATCAGCACGGTAAGCGGCGCTGTGCCGACCGGCAGAAAGGAATTGGTCGGGAACGCGAGGCGATCGTTCACACCATCGAACGTCAGGCCCGGCTTGCTGTTGAGCGCCGTCGCAGAATAGGCGGGCTGCTGTGCGGCAGTCGAGTTGGACGCAACGATGCCGTTCTTTTTGTCTGTCCAAGCGGAAGCCGTACCGCTGGCGATGGTGAGGCTGGACGTTTCGGATGCGTCCCACCACGCCACGGTTGAGGCGAGATTGGCCGGCGTCCACGGATTTGCCACGGGCTGAAGAGCTTCAATAGCCGCCTTCAGATTGGCAAAGTTAGTGTCCATTTCGTTGTAGGTCAGAGCGCTACCTTTGGCGGCACGGGTGACGATATCGACCATTACATTGCTCCAATATAGCCATCGGCAACATAGCCGGACTGGACGTAGTTTGAGGTGATGGTGGCAGTGATAGAATAGGTGCCGGCAGCGACCTGATACCGACTGCCGCCCGTGATCGGGTCGGCGGTAATGGCGCCGGTCAGGCCGGTGGTGACGTAGCCGGGGGGCAGCGACACAATCGCTTGCACCGGCGTCGTGAAGGTCCAAGTCAGGGTATTGCCAGTGACCGACCAATCGGTGCTGATCGTACCGGCCTTGCTGGCATAGGTCAGCTTGGCGCTGGTGGCGGCACCGCCTGGCCGGGGCCGGAGAAGCACGGTGGCAAAGCCCGGCGTGGCGGCATCGATCCCGGCCACGCTGCGGGCCAGCCACGACAGCACCGCGCCGCGGACATAGTGATTGTAACTGTTGGCCGCGTCATTGACCCCACGCAGGCCGCGGGGGTCCCATTGTTCGGCAGTAGTCGTGAGGCCGGTGCCCAACTGATAACCGAGCGACGGGTTTGTGGTTTTCTCCGCCAGCGTATAGGCAAGGTCGAGACGCCCGCCATCGGCTAGCACGTCGTGCAGGTAGGTCAGCCCGACAAAGCCACATTTGAGGCCGTCCTCCGTGATCTTGGACGCCAGCGCCGACAAAGCGGCAGCGCGCTGCCCGGCCGGCAGGATGTTGAAGGCGAGGCCGAGAATGTAGCCGCACTGCGACTCGTTGCCGATGACCGAGCCGCCGCCCGAGACGAACGCCCGCCATGTAGTGGCGAAGGAGTCCATCTTGGATGCCGCGCTAGCCGAAGTGGCGGTGTCGCCTAGCAGGTCTGCCGACTGCTTGACGATATCCGCCGCATGATAGGCGAAGGCGTAGCGGAATACGTCAGGGGTAGTCGGTTGCGACAGGTTGAGGTAGTCGTTGTAGAAGTCAGCGTAGGGAAGCGCGCCAAGCACTGCCTTCATCGTCGGCCAGTGGCGGCTTAGATAGGCGGTATCGCCATACGCCTGATACAGTATCCACGGGATGATGATCGCCGCTTCGCCCCAGCCCGCACGACCGCGCGACACATCGGCGACGAAGGGCGCCACGTCGCCGACCTGTCCGCTAACTGCGCTGTCGTCGAGGTCGTCACAATATTTGTCGAGGAAAGCCGCGCTGTCCTGCACGAAGGTCGCTGCTTGCGCAAACAAGTGCGCGTCGGCACCCCAGCCGAGCCGTTCGTCGCGCTGGGGGCAGTCGGTGGGCAAGGTCAGAGCATTGCCCTTCCACGCCAGCACCGCCGCGTCCCACGACTTCTTCAGCACGGTCGAGGACGTGGTAAAGGTCGATACCAGCGGCGCGTCCTGATAGACGAAGTAGCTGGTCAGGCAGTTGAGCGGCGGGACTCCGGGATAGCCTGTCACCTCAACATAGCGATAGCCGTGCCAAGTGTGCCGCGGCTCGAACGTTTCGGTCGTACCCCCAGCCGAAATGAAGCGATCGGTGGCCTGTGCCGCCCGCAGATTGGCGGTGTAAAGAGTGCCGTCATCCTTGAGGTCTTCGGCATGACGCAGCGTGATCTGCTGTCCTGCCGATGCGCCGGTGACGGTTAGGGCGCAGTAGCCGGCGTGGTTCTGTCCGAAGTCGAAGATATAGACCCCGGCGCTGGGATTAGTGCGCGCGATCGGGGCGAGAGCTTCCATACGGCGCGCGGGTGGCGATGGCTGCTTGACAAGCGGCACGCTACCCGCAGCGGTCGCGGTCGGGCTGGCCCAGGCAACATCCGAGACGGCAGGATTCGACCAATCCTTGCGCAGGCGGGCGTCGTGCGACGACCCGTTGTACCAGTCATTTGCCAGGTTATCGCTCGTGGTCGCCTTCCACGAGGCGTCCGACACGATCGTCTCACTGGTGCCGTCAGCATAGTCGAGCCGCAGCGCCACCATCGCGCGTGGCACGTCGGCGCCGTAGTAGTTCCGGCCTCGCAGGCTCATGTAGCCGTGCGCCCAGCCGTCGCCGACCTCGACACCTACGGCATTCGCGCCCGACGCGATCATGGCGGTGACATCGTAGGTCTGGAAATGGCGGCGCTTGGCATAGTCCGTCCACCCTGGCGTCATCTCTCTATTGCCGACCCGATTGCCATTCATGTACGGGATATACGTGCCAAGCGCCGTCGCTTGCAGCGTCGCGCGAGACACGGACTTCGCGGGCGTGAAGGTCTTGCGCATCACCGCGGCGGGCGATGAAGATTCAACGGTGCCGGTTTGAAAACCGATGAAAGAAGCACTTAACCAATCTATTGTAGGAACATCAGGAGAAGGCGGCACCACACCCCCCGCCCGCTGCCGCCCGCCCCGACTCCCCAGCACCGCCTCCAGCGCCGTCTTGTCCTGCGGCGTGGCGGCTTGATAGCCACCCATGGCGCTGACGATATCGGTAATGTCGCTCATGTCGTTACACCTTCGGCTTCTTGGCTTCCGTCTTTACCGCCTCCACGATCGGGCCGATAGCGGTAACCGCGCTGATGACGAGGGAGGGGTTGGCTTTGACGACCTTTACGGCCAGCTTCAGTATGTTGCCGAGTTTCATGGCTTCACTTCCTCCACGGAAACAGGATCGCCGGGTGTGCCGGCGGGTTCGGCCTTGGTGCGCTCACGCGGCCTGAAGGTGCCAAGCACGCCGATAAGTCCGGTCATGATGGCAAGGTCGCTACCGGTGCCGCCAATCAGGGCAAGCGCGACAATCGCGGACACCACGGACAGGAAGGCGATTAGGTTGTGGGTGTCGTTCACGCCTCAAACCTCCCCCACCAACCTTCGCCATCGCCCGGCGTGAAATACCGAGAACGATTCTTCCACCCATTCTCGTAGCGGGCATTGGCGGGCCTGTTGGAAATAATCAGGTCATAGAAGTTATTACGGGTCAGCCACCACGCACCTGCCGCGAACGGCTCGCCCTGCGTCTCCACAAAACGTTTGTAGGCAGCAGCGGTAGCCGGCCCCATGCGGCCATCGTCGTCGGTGCCGATCAACCGCTGTAGTACCTTCACCGCCTGCGCCGGACCAGTGCCCCATCCCATATCGAAGATGGACGCGGTGACGCGGTTCCACGGTAGCAGGTCCAGCTTTGGACGCTTGTAGTAGAGCGCCAGCGCGATATCGGCGGCTTCATCCAATGTCAGCGCAGCCATCACGACGCGCGTGATATCGTACGCCTTGACGCCGCGATGCTCTGCCAATGCCGCTGCCGTGACGCCGTGGTTTGATCCTACCAGCGCGCCTACGTTCTGCTTGCCGCCGGTCCAGTTGCCGTTATCGACCGGATCAAGCGAATGGGTCTTCTTGGGATCGGTCTGGTTGCCGTTCTCCCAGCGCGTGATGAATTGCTTGGCGAATGCATGGGGAGTCATCACGGCTTACCTTTCTGCGCCTGCCACTCACGGCCCTGTCGCACCATAGCAGCATTCGCACGGGAATGCTTGCTATCTCTCCATGTACGGCCGGCAATGAACAGGATAGCGCCATAGGTCAGCAGCGAAACGGCCCATCCCTCGAAAGGATTGCCGTATTTCATGATGATGATGGGGATGGTCAGGAACGATCCCGCACCCATCATGCCAAGGCCGTACCGTTCGGCGGGGTTTGCCATCTCGCGGAACATGCCCAGCTTCACGACCACGAAGATCGTCAGGATGATACGGCCGACCACGTTCATGTAATCAAAAACGGTCATGCCTTTTCCTCCCCGCCGATCATCTGCTTAATCTTGCGGATCGCTAGTGGCATGAGGCTGTTCCAGGCGGTGCCACCGATATACACGATGGCGCAGATGCCGCGCAAGTTCGTCTCCGCGATCCCCATCCAGTCGGATGCCGCCCAAGGGACGAAGATTACCGCAAAGGCAAAGCCGACAAACACCGTCAGGAGAATGTCGGTCCACGACATTTCCTTGTACTTCATGTTGGCAAGGGCGGTGATGGACCCGGCAAGCGCGGACATGGCGATCCATACGTGCTTCAGGTCCTGCTGTTCAATCACCGCGGCGCCTCGCACGTTGAAACAGCCGCTGAAGCGCTGCCGCCGGCAGACCTGCCCATACCACGAATACCACGCCAGCAATCAGACAAACGATCGGCACAGCCACCACCCCCTAGCATGAAGATAACCGCAAGCTGGATGATGAGCGCGGCATCTAGGACTTCATCATAATCCAGATACATCAAATCGTTAGCACGCGCGATAACGTGCATCGTAAGCGTGACGAGATATACCGACCACAGGATAGGACTCCACCACACGTTGCGGCAGCGCCACCCGACCGCAACCAGGCTGGCCAGATCGACCAGCGCCCACATGTCCTCGTGACGGACCGTAATGCCGATCTCATACAACAGAAAGGCAGGTGAAGCGGGCGCGTATATCCAGTAGGAGGCGAACAACAGCCAATTCACCGCCAGCACGCCAGCGGTGAACAGGACGCAATCTCGTTCTTCGCGCGCGCACGACGCCATCCATATGGCCAGAGCGCACGCAACGCCGAAGAACGCGATCTTGCACATTACTGCGGCTTGGGTCCGCCGGGCTGCGTCGGATTGGTCGGGCCGCCACCGCCGGACAGCGGCGCAGCCTGTGCGCCTACGCCCGCTTCGCGGAGCTTCTGGTCGATCAGCTTCTCGATTTCTTCACGCTTCATCTGTTGTTCCTCACATTCCGCTGGTAGCGCCAGCACGCATTCCTGCATAACCAGAACCGGCATCATGCAAAAGCCAAGTCGGTGAATTGCTGGTTCACGTTTTTGCCGGCGATGAGGAACGGCGATGTGCCAGTGCTTCTGGTCACGGGCGTTGTGCCGCCAATCGTGTTGTCCCTGACGATAAATCTGGTCGTGTTCACTGAGGAAATAAGTACAATGCCATTGGCTGGGCCATCCGAGATGTTCATCCGCTCTAGCTGGTATAGCGGTGCCCCAGCTGCGGCTTGGTCTATCTGCACTGCAATGGTTGTTGCCGCCACGTCATAGCGGATGCGATGGTCAACGATGACCCATTCGCCTGCGCGCACACCATCATCGACCAGGGCGCCGACCCACAAGGCACGGGCAATACCGGTCGGATCAGCCGTGAAACGCTGACGTACATTCGACAGGACATTGGTGCCGGTGTTGGCATTGTAGTGCATGTCAATACCGACATTTGTCAGATCGATATTGTCCATCTTGAAATTGGCGACTTGACCCGATGCGCTGGTAATGGAAACGCCACCAGCCGGACCCGTCATTCTACCTCCACTGATACGAACATTGCGGGCAGTGTAGCCGGTGTTGTAAAATCCCATCGGTTTGAAAGCGTTTGCGGTGCATACAACGGTAGGATTGATAAACTGAACGTTGCTGGCGTGGAAAAATATGGCCAGACAACCATTTTCGCAGTCTTCCGTGTATGGATTGATAACGCGGATATCGATGCCGCCCTCAATGTCTACACCAACATCATGGCAGCGGACGGTACGAGGCTCAATGATGTCGATATTCTGCCCCATCGACCCCCAGATACCGCCGCCGATCACATCGGTGGCAGAGCAACGGACGATCTGGCCATTGCGACACTTGCGCTCATTGGCGGGTGCGCCGTCAATATTGGCGTCACCACCCCACCATTGCACGCCGGAACTGCCCTTGTCGTGGGTAACGTCCTCGATCTGGAAGCCGATGGTGTAGGCGATGTAGGTGGGCGCGTTGGACTGCCCGCCGGTCAAAGGCGTGTCATAGGTCGAGCCGCCGCCGAAGATACGGATATTGCGACAGACATTGGCACCGCTGCCACTCGTCACGACACCCGCATAGGAACCGGAAGCGGAGTTGCAGAATACGTGCTGCATATTGCGCCCGCGCAGGCCCGTCACCGTCACGTTGCTCACTGCGCTGGCGAACAGTGGATAGCGATAGCGGTCGGGCGTGTCGGTGTAGACCTCCACGATCTTGGCGCGATCGGTGGTGCCAATCGTGCAATTGTCCTGTGCCACGAACACCGGGGAAAAGGCGCCACCGGTAGACGGTCCGGTCCACTTCACCATGGTGCCGTCTTCGAACTCCAGGAACGTGTTGGGCGGCATGACGACTTGTTCGGCGACGGGCCATGGCTGCGCCGCCTTTGGCCAGATGCCTCCACCATCAGCCAGCATAGCCAGCGCTGCTGCACGCACTGTCGTTGCGCCAGCAGCTGGACCGGACACATAATCCGTCAGCGTGCGCCGTTCACGTGCCTTGTCCAACGTAGTGCGATCAATGGTGCTGGTGCCGGCCTGCTTGTACCCGACCACCGATGCCCCGGTGGGCGCCATGACTTCGGCAAGACCCTCGCCTTGGGGGCCGGGTTCGCCCGGTTCTCCAGGTATGCCCTGCGGCCCTTGCCCCGAATTCATCGCGACATTAGGCACCCGCATGATGAAGCTGGTGGCGTTCTGCGCATAGATATCGAGATGATACGTGCCCGGCGGCACGTAGAAGCTGACGTTGCCGTTTTCGTCCGTCTTGGCGGCATTCTCGACACCGGACGTGGTGACGATCGGCGTGCCATTGTTGTCCGCCGCCAATGTCACAGTGTTCTGCGTTGCGGGATCGACCACGCGCGCGAAATACCCCGGCAGGCTATCGCCGCTCTTGTTGGTGATGGCCTCGAAATAATGGTGCATCGGCCCGCCTTACTGGTTGCTCTCGTTGTAGAGAAAATAGGTGGTTTGTCCACTGGCAGTGCTGCCGAATGCATCGGTGCAAATAACGGTGGCTGTACCCGATACTTCCGATGCATAAGGCACGTTCGCGCGGAATGCTGTTGAAGCGACATTGGGAGACAATGCAACAGCACCGCCGGTGACTGTCCATGCATAGCTGTAGGGCATTGCGCCGCCCGCGGGAGTAGCGACGGCCTGTCCGCTAGTGACGGAGGCAGGCCGAGGTGAATTCGTATATACCGACCCGTCCACCGATGGCGTCACCGATAGCGACAGCGGCGCGATGAACGACAGGCATGGGCGCCATGCATCACCGCGATATACTTCGGCGCGACTGATACGCCGCCACGCGCCGCCCAGCAACACTTCGCCACGTGCCGGGATTCGCCACCCGCCTGAGATGAAAGCGTCCATCAGGAATAATAGAACACAACGGCGCCTTCGGCCGCTGCGGGCCTTGGCGAACCTTCAGGCAGGAAATACACCTGCCCATTGGTCTGCGCCGACCCGGCATGATGAAGGAAGGCGCCGCGCCCCTGCCGCAGGATATCGCCGGTGAAGGTGCCGCCGGTTGTGGGCACATAGGCACCGGTTGCTGGGATTCGATCGTATGTATCGCGCATCACCGCCGCGATATACCGGATCGCATCGTTGATACCGCCCGGCGAACAGTCTTCACCGACGTTGATACCGCCAATGGTCACGTTGACAGCAGGGGTTGTGGAGAACTCTGTTGCGCTAGGCATTGTCGCGACCTTCTGCTATATTACGGCCATGTGGGGCATCATACTTGGTATTGCGCTAAAAGGCATCATCTTTGAGGCGTTTCATCAGGTGTCATTGCGAAAGCAACGGCACGGTGCCGGCAAGCAATGGCGCGCCGAACAGCCCACCGATACGCGCCCGCTTCTGTATCCCACGTCCCAACTGGACAGCCACTTGCGGACGATCGAGCAGCGCCGCCGTTAGCGCACGCTGGCCTGCGCGGGAACCACCCGCCGCCAAAATGCCGCCAAGCGCCAGAGTGCCGCCGATACCGTATTTGGCGCCGTCGCCATCACCTGCCGCATAGCCGGCGGTGCCGGCACCGCCAATGCCCAATCCCGCCGTCACTGCGGCACGGGTTGCCGTGCCACTGTCGGCAATCTTGCTTGGCAATACTCGCTGTGCGGCGCGGGTTAGATCATAAAAAGGCTGCTGCGTGGTGCCCTGCGTTCCACCGAACTTCTTTGCGTTAGCCGCCGCCGCATCCGAAAGCTGAGCCGCCGAAAACAAGCCGGGGTCGCCCGTGGTATTGCCGCTACGGGCACGGTTGACGGCATCACGCAAGATTTCGACTTTGCGGTTAGCAGCGTTCGCCGCGTTGTATGCCGGAAGAGCACCTGGAGCCTGCCGCTGGAGCAGGCCCTCTAGAGCGCCTTCTGCTTGCCGCGTCACCTCACCAAAATCGTACCCGTATGGCAGACTTTCGACGGCTTTTGCATCCCGGCGCAGTCCGCGAATGGACTGCTGAAAATCACGCCCCGACAGACCGCCATTGGCATCGAACGAATTACCTACACGGGTGGGCAAGGTGTAGTCGAGATTGCCACTCATGGGATCGGGAAGGGCACGGCCAGCGGCAATAGCGCCCTGCATGTCGCCAACGAAGGGAGCGTCTGCCTGCACTTGCACGGGGTCTAGCGCATCGCTGTACGCCCGCGACCTGGCACCGCGCGCAATGTCTACGCCCTGTTCGCGCACCACGCCGCCGGTGGTGGCCCCAATATCAGAAAGGCCCTCATCGAAGGCGGCGCGGTTTAAGCCCTCAAAGCCCTCGGTATAGCGTCCGCGTGTCACAGCACCGACGCCGGGCAAACCAGTGGTGGCGTTTTCCAGCAGTTGCGCGCCGCGGCCTATGGCGCCGCTTTGGCTAAGCGCCTGCCCAGCCGTCAAGGGCAGGCCCGCAGCGCGCAGGCCCTGCACGCTGGCATCCTGTACGCCTGTGAAGGCCCCACCGATCGCGCGAGTAAGGCCGCGCCCCGCTGCGCCACCAGCCAGGCCACCCACACCACCAGCCGCCGCCCCGAGCAACCGCGAACCATCATCAGCCGAACCCGCGCCATATGCCGCGCCGTACAGCGCGTCACCACCAAGCGCGGCGGCACCAGCGCCAAGCCCGGCGCGCGCCAAGCCTAGCTCTGCACCGCCCGCGGCAAGCGCGCCACCCGTCACCGTGCCAAGCAGCGATGCACCGGGATTGTTCTGGCGCGCATAGTCGATCGCCAATCCCGTTTGCCCGCCTGCCAGCGAGTCAAGATTGCCTGCGGTCAGCGCATCCGCTGCACCGATCGCATAGGAGCCAAACCCGCTATCCGCCGCGGCCCCCAGCGCGCGACCCACCGTACCGCGCGTATCATCGGCCACCGGCGGCGCGAAGCTGATCGGGCCTCGCTTCTGGATCGCAGCGATAGCGCCGGGATCGGTGAGCGGCTGAAACCCATTGTCCTGCAATAGCTGGTTGATCTCGCGCACGCCGCCGCCGCGGTTGTAAACCGCCTTCATCTTCTGCGCCATGGCGACACCCGCCGCGCTGGCGAAAGAACCGCCCCCACCGCCACCGGAAATGTTGCCACCAACGCTCGCCACGTCATATCCCGGCGGACGCCCGCCCGGCTGCTGGGGGTTGCTGTTGCCGCCGCCGCCTGATGCAATCTGCGCCTGTGCCTGATTCTGCTGCTGTTGGCGTTTTGCGCCAGCCATGGCATCCGCCAGCCCCTGAAGCCGCTGGATTTTATCGAGAATAACAGCATCTCGGTCACTGGCCTGCGGGATGTATGGCCCTACTGCGCGCTGCGCCTCTTTTTCGGTGTTCAACTGGCCACCAGTCAATCCAAGTGCGGGACCGACAAAACCGCGCACGGCATTGCCAGCCGCGTCAAACTGCTGGTTTTCGGTGGTGGGTAAATAGTCGGCCAAGCCACCAAGCCCAGACGTGCGACCCGGCCCGGCTGCGAAACGAGCTTTGATGTCATCAATCGCGCGTTGAAGATTAACGCGACCAACCTGCCCCGAAACAGGCAAAGCCGCCTCGCGCTGCGCCTTCTGCAAAGCAAGTTGCGCGGCCTGCGCCTCCGCTTCGGATTTCGTGGTGTCAGCCGCCGCTTGGCGAGGAGCATAAGGAACCTGTGCCGCTTCAAGGGCAATCTGCTGCGCTGTTTTGCGATTGCCAAGTTGCGCACCCGACAAATCCACAGACTGCCGCGCCGCTTGCACCGGGTTCGGAGCAACGTAATCCGATCCGCCACCAGCGCCCGCAGCAGATGCCAGCGAGACCGGGTTGCCCGCTTCGTCGATGTTCCAGATATTACCGGCTTCGTCGCGTGCCTGCTGCTGTGCCATCAACGCTTCATCCCTGTAGTGCCGCGCTTGCCGAAAAACGGAATCTTCCCATAACCGGGCAACGTCGTGTGGATATGGTCGCCCTCGTCCAAAAACCGCGCGCCCGGCCCGAAATACTTGCGCAACGCCTCTACCGTCGTGCCGGTATAGTCAACGCCGTCGCCGGTCAGATGATGGCTGTTACGCGCCCCGCCCACCAGCCGGTTGCCTTCCGGGGTGCGCCGGCCGCTGGTCATGATACCTGGAGCGCGCAACGGGTCAGCGAAAGGGACGCGCCCCTTGCGGGGTAGCACCTCCAGCGCCTAGCGGGGTAAGCTTGCCGATGGGCGCCGTGGGAGCGCCGCCGCCTAGTCCCATGGCAGGAGGCTGCACCCATCGCCCACCACCAGCGCCGTCCGACACGAAATTAGGGGCTGGCGCTGCAAGTGTTGCGGCCCGCTGGCGATAGAGCGCCATGCCCTGTGGCGATGCCGGATCGATACCAGCCGCGCGCAACGTGGAGGTGAAGGTGTCATCCTTCGCCGGGCCGGGGTTTGCTGCCGCGTATTGCTGCTTGCGCTCCCAATCGGTGTAGTCGTCAGCGCGACGCTGTTGATACGTTGCCTGTTCCGCCGCCATCTGCTGCCGAGCCTGCAACCCCGGCAGGTAATTCCCGCGCCCACCACCGATCTGCGACAGCGTATCCCCGATCGTGCCAATGATGAGATTGGCCGTGGACGGCTTCTTGTACGTCGGCATGGTGGCCTCGCGCTGGATCGGCGCGGCATCGGGAGATGCACCCATATCCGCGCTAAGCGGCGCACCGAACAGACCCCGCCCCTTGGAGAACATCGCCATCAGCCCGCCCCTCCCGCATATGCCTGCGCCGCATTACCCGCCAACTGCGCGATAATCGCGCCCAGCGATGGCGACGATTTCTGCGTGGTCGTGCCGTACTGCCCAAGCAACCCGCCGATGCCCGCTCCTGCGCCAACCGCCGATTGCACCGGTGCCTGCTGCGCCTGCAAGATATCCTGAATTGCGGTCAGCGGCAGATAGGATGCCGCCGACAGCCCTGCCGCCCCGGATGCCGCCTGCCCCATACGGGTGCGCTCGTTGTTGTAGTCGTTGTAGCGCAGACCGCTTTCGTTTGCCGCCAGATTGCGCGTGATGATATCGCCAAATGCCGAACCACCGGTCAGCCCGCGGGTGCCAAGCGATGCAGACAACCCATTGCGCACGCCGTCATTGGTGCGGCTGATCTGGTCTTCAAGGTAAGGGTTTCCCGCGTCCAGGTACTTGCCGTTGAGGACGTCGGTGTTGTAACCCTGCGCCGCCTTCACGCCGGGATCGCCCATCTGGAACTGATTTACCAGCCCCGGCACCAAGCCGCCAAGCTGGTCGGTGATGGCGCTGATCTTCGGTGCCTGCGCGCCATATGCGGAGTTGATGTTGCCCGCCGCTCCCTCGATCTGTTGAGAATAGACCGGCTTGGAAGTGCTGGTTGATTTGGACGACGACAAACCCACGCTACAAATCCTTCCGAAGTTCTACTTGGTATAAACCATATCCGCGATCTTTCAACACCCGCGCCCACCCTGGCCGGGATGCAATGCAAGCAAACGCCACTCCACCTTCACGCGCCCAATCCTCCGCCCGTTCTATCAGCGGCAAGATCGCATCCAGTTCGCCAGCGGCTACTAGTCCGTGCAATTCGGTGGCGCCGGCAGGGTATTGCTTCACGGTGACCACGATCACCGCATCAGACGAAGCAAACACGCGCGCATCACCATTCAGGATCATGCCGTCCAGCCATTTGATGCTGTAGCACCTCGTATCGAGCATGGCCGCAATCGTGTCGCGGCGGTCGAGATACTCATCCCATCCGTGCAGCCTCATGGCACGTCCTGCCATACTGCACCGTCCCAATGCTGCAAACGGCCCTCGAAGAACCGCACCTCGCCCTTGCGGGTTTTCTGCAACTCGTTGATCCCGTTTGCCACCAGACGCGGCCAGTCCTGTCGCTGGTTATCTACGGGGATGGGGCGGCTCATGCTTGACAGCCCTGGTTATTCCGATGAATATGGAGGCGTTGCAGCGGCGTGGATGGACACGCGCAAGTTGGGGGTGAGGCTAACCCCCTTCGAGTGGCGGAGAAGCACTGGACTGATAATCCGGTATGCTCTGTCTTCGGACGAGGCCAGCAGGTATCAATCCCTGTCTGCAACATCATCGTGCACCCCCCGCATCATAATCCACGTCAAGCCCCTGCGCATAACTCCAGCGCGTACCCGCCGCAATGCTGGTGGTGATCGCCATATATTTCCCCCGCGCCCTGAGCGGCACGCGCCCGCTCTGCTGCATGACGCCGGTGGAGGTGGAGATGTCCAGCGGCCCGCCCATCTGTTGCCGTGCGTCAACCGTGATCGTCACGCCCCCGATCGCGTCCGACATGGGTGAGATCGACCGCAGCCGCGCCACCAGTGGATCGGCTAAAGCCTGCCACCCCATCGTCAGCGTTGCCGGCAGGCTCGGTCCAGACAGCGCCCCGATACGTGACTGGCGATCCACAACGTACAGGCGCGGGTCGCCACCCTGAAACCGCGGGTCGTCCAGCGAGTACGGCATCGTATCAAGGTCGGGGTACAGTTCCGCTACGTCCTCTAGCGACAGGCTGCTCTCATAGCCTGCGAACAGCCCCAGGAGTGGGATTTCGATCGTGCTGGCGCGGTCGATGACCCAATTATAGACCCAGATGCGTCCAGGTGTACCCGGCACGCCCCAGAATACCAGTGACCGCTTGGGATCGATCGCCGCCCAAATCTTCTCGTAATCCTCCGGCGACACCGAATCCCGAAAAGACTGGTCGAACTTCTCATTACCCAGCGGTTTCAGCGCTTGCCCGTCCTCCAGCGCCATGAAGCCGCGATCGGACAGGAAGAAGATCGTGCGGCCTGCCTGTGCGATCGAACCAGACGAAGCGCAGCCGAAATTAGGCGTAATCTCGTCAAAAGAGAAAGGCGCTTCATCATCGCCGGTCCTTTCCATGCGGACCAGCCTGAACCGCTGGAGGATGACACCGTATTCGCCGCCCGCAATGCCCTTGATCTCGCCGCCAGTGAGCATCGGCTGAAACCCGGACTGATCTTCGCCTGCGGTCCACTTGGTGTGGTCGTTGAAGCCCGACCACTGCACCAACAGCTTGTTGCCGCCTGCCTGCGTGATGACGACGTAATCCCCGACCACCGCCACGCCGTTGGCAGGCGGGCAATCGGTCAGATCGGTGGCCGCACCGGAATTGAGATTGATCTGCTTGGTGTCCACCGCGTTGACCGCCACGACGAAATCACCGAACTGTGCAAACCGCCAGCGATCCACCACCGACATGCCAACGAACAGATCGGTCCACCCGCCACCACTGTAGCGGTGCAAGCCGTTCGCGCTGCCCGCAATCAGGTATGTCGTGCCATCGGTCGAGATGAACGCAGCGCCGCCACGGAATGCGGCAGGCAAGGGGTCGCTGATGCTCGCCAGTGACTTGACCGGACGATAGCCATCCTGCGCCGGCAGCACGTTGATGGCGCTGGTGAGGACGCCACGCGGTAGCTGGTCGGGCAGGTAGGCGGGGAAGGGGAGGCGTTTGGTTGACATGTCCGCCTATCTATAGCACATAGGGAGCGCTGCGGCACCCAAGGACTAGCGGTTCTCCTTCAAGGACTAGACCGTCTCCATTGCCTAGGCTTGTATGCGCAATGATGCTGCGAGTAAGCGTCAACCCTGCCGATACCCTCCAGATCGGCGTTGCTCCGTAATTGATCGGAGGTACTCGCAGCATCAAACCCTAGCCCCCCGAACCTGCTGAATACCCCGCGGCGTCAACGGCGCCGAACCCCACCGGGCCTGCAATGCGGCCCGCTTAATGGCATCCGTCAACGCAGAAACCTCCTGCGCCGCCTGCGCCATCCCGTCCGCGTCACGCTCGCGCCGCGCCAGATGATACAGCACCCCCGCCACGTACAGGTCGGGGTGCTTGCGCAGCAGCCAGTTGGAAACGTCCGCGTCCGACAGGCCCATGATGCGCTGATAATAGACCATCTCGACCGCGGCACGGCCAACCGGCCCCACCCGCAATGAGTTACCCTCGATCGTGTACGCAACCGGGCATCCCGAACGCCCATAATAGGTCTGGAGCATTCCGGCAGGCGACATGGATGCCAACGGCTGGTCCGGCATTCCCTCCACGAAGATAAACCGCATTTCCAGAAAGTCCGCCGGCAACGCGGTCAACTCATCCGTGATGGTGAAGACGGTGCGCGTCTCCATGTCTGGCGTGCGCAGCGTGCGATTGAACTCCGCCTCCGCCTTGCGCAACGCCCGGTCAATGGCGTCCTGCGCATAGTCCGCGTCATCCATCATGTCGCGGATTTCCGTCACTAGTTCCGAGTAGGAGGAGATGGCGCCGGGGGCATATGTAGGGATCGCGATGGACATTACGTGATCCTATAGACTGCAACAGGAATACTGTATGTAGCACCAACACCAAGCGCAGGCACGAAATAAGCAACCGTCACCTGATTGGCCCCGCTGGCATAGACGTTGACTGCCTCGCAGCCCGCGGTGGGTACGCCGGTGGGCACGAAGACCAGTCGATCGGTTGTCGTGACGCCAGTTAGTGTCAACGCCATCCGCTTCATGCCAAGCGCCAGCGATATCAGTGTTGTTTCCGTGACGGTGACGGTGCCGATAAGCTGGAGGCGCCCGTTAGGCAGCGGATGAACATGGTCCTCGCGCGCGGCATTGGTCGACGTGCCCGCCGCAGCCGTGCCCAGCGCCGTGCCCGGTGTCGATCCCAGCGGCGTGGCTGTGGCGTTTGATCCCGCAACACCGGGCGTGCCTTGTGGTCCTGTGGGGCCGGTAGCACCAGTAGCGCCTGCGTCACCTTTAGGCCCGATTGCGCCCGCGGGGCCGGTTGCGCCCGTGAAGCCCATGTCCCCTTTGGCGCCAGTAGCTCCCGTGTCACCTTTTATGCCTTGCGGCCCCGCCACCCCGGCGGCGCCAGCGTCTCCCTTGACACCTTGCACTCCAGTCGCGCCGGTATCACCCTTGACGCCTTGGATGCCCTGTGCGCCCGTATCACCCTTTGGTCCGGTCGCTCCAGTTGCACCTTGCGCCCCGGTGTCGCCCTTCGGTCCCTGCGGCCCCGTTGGCCCTGTTGCCCCGGTCGCCCCGGTGTCGCCCTTAGCCCCAGGCAAACCCATCGGTCCCGCCGGCCCTTGTGTGCCAGCATCGCCCATGTTGCCTTTGAGCGGATATCCGGGAACCTTGACCGCCATTACGCGCCCGATCCGTAAATCAGGATGAACCGCGTGCGCTTGCCTTCGTACAGCCAGCCGCCGCTGGAGGTGAAGATCGGGAACCCCGGCTCATCGTCCGCCACTGCCGCCACCCATTGCGGCATCTGCGTGCGGCCTAGATACGCCTCGCCGGGATGCAGATAGTGACCGTTTTCCTTGACGTTGGGCATGTCCGTTTCCAACCCACGCCATCCCGCGAACCACATATGGAACGGGTTGGGATTGCGAACGATGAAACTGGTAATGCCCTGCCCCGTCATCGGCGGCACCGCGACAGGCTGCGCCGTCAATCCAACGGGGCCGATGACCGGCCGTACGTTCAGGTTGCGGCGGAACGGCTGGATAAGGGAATCGACCATTACTGTTTCACCCATCCGCTGTCGGAGGCAACCTCGCCGTTCTGATACGTCAACGTCCGCACCCATGTTCCGCCGTTCTTGACGGTCTGGGTCTGCAAGTTGCCGCTGCTGTCATAGGTGTTGGTCACGCCGCGATAAGTCGGCACGATGCCGCCGCTCGTATCGAGGTCCACAACGGTGGTGAAAAGCACGCTGTCATCGCCGCTGCTGACGATCAATCGCCCGCGCTGGTCTACCTGCGGCGGCACCTGCTGACCGTCCGTCAGCCATGGCAACAATCTGGTGAATATGCCGATGCCAGTTGCCACGTCATGCCCCTAGATTATGAACTCGCGCACGCGAAGGTAGCGATATTCATCGGAATTGAGAAGGCGTTTCACACCCTCTTTATGGTTCGGGTTGAAGTATTCGATCCCATGCTTTGTGATCCATTCCATCAGAACCACATTGGGGATGCTTGCAGCGTGCCACATATCACTGCGACGGTCCCAGCTTTCGGCTTGGGCTTCCTTGTTGGCGTCCAACAAGGGCGACACGTCTTGCTCATACCTGATGCGCCACGTGTCGCCCTCATCGTCTGACGAGAACCATTCCTTCATGCCCGTTGCCGGGTCATAGCTCAGAAGCTTCTCGTCAGCCATGTTATCGAACCTGCCCGTTGTCGCGCAGGGTCTTCGCG